TAATCCAGCAGATAAGGACTTTTCCAACGCTGAGATTTACCGATCCACGGCTACTGATGGTACTTACACGGCGATTGCAAGCGTTTCGGGCGGATACGGTCAAGCATCATCGTTTGTTAACGGCTCTTTAAGTGACTCGACTGAATACTTTTACAAGATCAAGTCAGTAGATTACAGCGGTAATAAGTCAGCTTTTACTGACATAGTTAACGCAACAACTAGCGCCCCAGCTTCACCACCAAGAGCAGACAATGGATATGTTTATTACACAGTGTCTAGTGCTACTCGTCCAAGCACTCCCAGCGCAACCTCTTATGGCTATGACACTAATTCATTTGGCGAGCTGACTACTGGTTGGCAGTTAGACCCTCCGACTATAAATGGTGCAGATGGTAAGTTCTGGGCTAGTAGTTTTACGGTTACTGGGCCAGAAAACGATCCAGAAGAAGATCAGGATATTACCTTCAACACGCCTTTTGCTTCAACTCAATTCGATGGGTTAGTTACGTTTACTAATTTAAACACTGAATTAGCAAATGAGTCTAGCACTGAGATTACTACTATCAATGGCGGCCTGTTAAAGACAGGTACTATTGAAGGTGACAGAATAAGAATTGATGGGGTTGGCATTGATGTTGTTACTGATGGAACGCAAAAAACACTGCAAATAGGTGATGATGGTGTTACTACAGTAAAGATAGATGATCTTGCAGTAACTGAAGGCAAAATAGCTGACCTTGCGGTTGATACTTTAAAGATAGCCGATAACGCTGTTTATTCTGTTGAAATGTTTGATACTACTGTAAATGTTTCTCTGCCCACAGTTTTTTCAAGCAATACAAATACTATTTACTCAACTTCATGGAATACCGTTAACGAATTTATTTTTGATTTTACTAACGCAAAATCTGGTCAGACTGTATTGTTTATGAAAAACCAAGCACCCATTACAGTTTACGATGGGAATCCGCCTGACGATCCAACAAATCAAAGAGTGCAATATCAATCTAGGCTATTAAGGGGGACAACTGTTGTTTGGACTGGTGACGTAATCCAGATTAATAATCCGATGGGTGTGTTTAATGCTGGCGAATCATATGAATACGAGATAAACAGCATGGGGGCAGGGGCTACAACGCCAGACTTTCTATTTGATGTTCCAAATGCTGGAAATTTAACATATAAATTACAGTCAAGGATTGTCATGAGTACTGGTTACAATGGGGCGAGTGTGACCCAAACTGCAAAAGCAGCAGTCATTACAGGGGGGAAAACGTAATGTATCACTTAGTTAACAGGTTAACTGGTGCAATAGTGGGCGTTTGTGCAGGAAAAAATTACTTACAGCATCAAAATGATGAGATTATCGTAATAGAAGGTGATGCTGATAGAAATACACATTGCTATGATTCAAATAATTTAACGTCATCCGGTATTAAACAAATACAATTTGAAAAAATTCAGCAAGAAAGCAATGATAAAGAGGTAAAAAAACATCTAAGGAATAAGCGATTGCAAAAATTAAAGCAATCCGACTGGACGCAATTCACAGACAGCCCGTTAAGCGATGTTAAGAAGGCAGAGTGGGCAACCTACAGGCAGGCATTAAGAGATATACCAGAAACATATTCTGATACAACTTCTTTAGATGATATAATATGGCCTACAAAGCCGGAGTAGAAAATGACTTATCAATTAGTACAGGGTGATCAAGCCCCGCAAATACAAGCCACGTTAACCCGCGATGATACCGGCGCGGTTATAGACTTTTCTGGCGGCTCGTGTGCATTAAAGTTTAGGGCTAAAGGAACTACTACAACGCTGTTCACTTTGGCCGCTGCTGATATAGGCGACAACTTCTTAGAAGGTAAAGCTATATTCTCATTTTCAGGCACTCAGTTAAATCTTGACGAAGGGTATTATGAAGGAGAACTAGAAATTACCTATTCTAGCGGTGTGGTTGAAACAGTATTTGCTGTATTGGATTTCTATCTTAGAGCTGATTTCTAATGATTAAAGCAGTTGTCGCATTTAAAAAAGCCGTTGCAGGTATCACGTTTAAGAAGGCCATCGCTAGCATTAAGTTAGGCAGCTTCTTAATCTTTCGGTTTTTCTTTGAGACTCTTGGATTATCTGATGTTCAGGCTAAGGTTTTTGGTAAATCTTTAAGCGATTCTCAGAATGTTACAGACTCTACGGATAAGGGTGTTGGTAAAAGTATATCTGAAGGTTCTGCGACTGATGACTCTGTTTCTTTAAGTGTAGGTGCATCTCACAGCGATTCTGCTGCAACCTCAGATTCTATTGATACGCTGGCTTTTGCAAAGAGCTTGCAGGATTCTTCATTAGCTAGTGAAAATCAAACTATGGGCTTTCACAAGTTCATTGATGAAGCTGCTGGGGTTACAGACGATTTAGACGGTGAGGCCACCGCAGATGATGATCAAGAGATGACCTTTACTAAAGTTAGGTCTGATCTTGCTACTATGACTGACCTTTTGGCTTATGGAAGTGGCAAGGGGTTAAGTGATACAATCGGGTCATCCGATTCAGGTTCTTTACGCAGTCAGGGTTATTGCGCCTTTGACTATTTCTTAGAAGATTATGTTGGCGCAAGCCGAACTTTTTAACAGGTGATTTATGATTAACGAAGACTTAAAGCTACGCGGTGACGTTGCGATAGTATTGAAAGATAAGGACGGCAATGTAAAAGATAGCCGTGAAATCCACAACTTGGTAGTTAGCTCTGGCCTTGAGTTTATTTGCTCACGCATGGCAGGAACTTCTGCTGGTGTAATGTCTCACATGGCTCTAGGTTCAGGTACTACTGCTGCTGCGGCTGGCCAGACTGACTTAGTATCGATTCTAGGCTCTAGAGAGGCTTTAGACAGCACTTCAGCTTCTAGCAATACCATTACCTATGTTTCCTCTTTCGAGGCAGGTGAGGCAACTGGTGCGGTTACAGAGGCAGGAATCTTTAATGCTGCAAGCTCTGGCACTATGCTTTGCCGTACTGTTTTCGCTGTTGTGAACAAGCAAGCTGACGACACTATGTCAGTGACTTGGACTATTACTTTAACTGCATCTTAATTAGAAGGGGCTACCGATGTCTACGATTACTACAAGGGCAGGCAAAGGCTCGCCCCTGACTAATACTGAAGTTGATGCTAACTTTACCAATTTAAATGCCGATAAGGCAGAGCTTTCGGGCGCTACCTTTACGGGCGAAATCACAGCCAGCGGCGGCATTGCATTGGGCGACAACGACAAGGCTACGTTTGGTGCTAGTGATGACCTACAGATATTTCATAGCGGGACAAACAGTCATGTGAAGGACGCAGGGACGGGCTCTCTACTGCTTCAAGGCGATAGCTTGTACTTGTCGAATGCGGCAGGAAATTTAACATACTTCTATGGTGCTTCCTCTACTGGAGCAGCACAGTTACGTTATGGAAACAGCCCCAAACTAGCCACAACATCCACAGGCATAGACGTTACTGGCACAGCCACGATGGATGGGCTTACTGTTGATGGGGCTTCTACTGTAGATGCTATTACTTACACAGCAAGTTCAGATTTCCCTACAACAGGTGTAACTCTTAATGCTAACGGATTCTCTTACGAGATGGTGGGTTCGCAGGGTAAGGTATTCAGAAGTGAAAGTAACACCAAAGCCTTGATGCAAATATCTGGGCAAAACGACATCAGCTTCTACGAGGACACAGGCACAACGCCTAAGTTGTTCTGGGATGCGTCTGCGGAGTCTTTGATGCTCAATGCTTCTACGCGCATTGGAACTGAAATACTAACTGTAAACGGCACTGTTACTACAGGTGGCGGTACCGCATCAGCCCCTGCATTAGCCTTTAGAGCAGACTCAAATACAGGTATGTTCAGACCTGCTTCACAGGCATTGGGTTTTTCTGCAAACGGTACGGAACGCTTGCGAGTATCTTCCTCTGGCATAGACGTTACTGGCACAGCCACGATGGACGGCTTGACTGTTGATGGTAGGACAGACTTACGCGGTGGAGCAACTCCTTTAGGTGTATATAGAACTCTAGCACTAGGGGTTGATACGCAGTCAGAAATTGTTTTAGGTTCGCAAGACTTATCAAATAACTACGTTGACGCGGCTAAAATAAGGGGCTTATTAAAGGCAAACAAGACTGATGGAGAGCTTAGTTTATATACGTTAAGCTCGTCTACACTGACCCCACGCCTAAATATCGCCTCCAACGGCGACATCAGCTTTTACGAAGACACAGGCACAACGGCTAAGTTCTTTTGGGATGCGTCTGCGGAGTCTTTGGGTATTGGTAACACTGTTGCATCTAGCATGAATGCAGGGGCTAATCAATTAGTTGTGGGTAGTGGCTCTACTGGACAGGGTATAACGCTTTACTCTAGCACCTCTACAGCAGGCTCTATTCACTTTGCAGATGGAACTTCGGGCAGTGAGGCTTATCGTGGTCAGCTAGTGTATAACCACAATGGCGACTACATGGCTATGTATACGGCTGCAACAGAACGCATGCGCATAACCTCATCAGGCAACGTGGGCTTTAATGTAGACCCAACCACGAGCAAATTTAGAGTAACGCATTCTGGTGTAACGCAACTAATATTGGGCTATGCAGGCGGCACTACAAATTACTATGACGGCAACCTCCAGATATTTAGGTCATCTGGCGGCTCAGAACGCATGCGCATAGACTCATCAGGCAATGTGGGTATTGGTGATTCATCACCTGCAAGTATTACATCTGATGTGTCGACACTTTCATTAAATGGCACAAATACAGGAGTTTCAGGTGGGTTGGCTTATAGAGTTAATGGGTCAACAAAAGCATATCACTATATTAATTCGGGTAATTTATTACATCAAGCCTTAGAAGGTACGGGGCAAAGATTCTTAACTAACAACACCGAAGCCATGCGCATAGACTCCTCAGGCAACCTATTGGTGGGTACTACTTCAGCCTACGGCACTACAGGTACAACTATAAATGCGGCAGGGTTAGTTTATTCATCTGCTGATGGAGACAGAGCAGGACAATTTGACAGAACTACAAGTGATGGTGAGCTTGTTAGGTTTTCAAAGGCAGGCTCAACCGTAGGTAGTATTGCTTCTCGTGCTGGCGTTGTTACTTCTTTAATACTTAATCCATCAGGTTCTGTTGGTGCTGGTATTACAGAAGCTAATATAGGAGTCGGCCCGTCTGTTTCTCCTACAAACGGAAGTGGAGCTACAAGTGACGCTCAAGTTAGCCTTGGTCAATCAAGCATACGCTTCAAAGACCTCTACCTATCAGGCGGTGTCTACTTAGGCGGTACAGGCGCTGCTAACAAGTTGGATGACTATGAGGAGGGTACTTGGACTCCTGTTGTAAATTCTGGTACGGCTACGGTTGTAAATTCTAGTTACACTAAAGTGGGAAATATAGTCACAGTATTTTTAAGATTATCCTTAACAGGAACAAGAAGCTCTACAGCTTTTCAAGTAAGCGGCTTACCGTTTTCAATAGTTTCTGGCAAAAACAGCACTAGCCCAATCGTTGCGCAATTTTATACTGGCGGTTCTAATCATTTGAATACTTTAGCTATCGGCGGTACAGATTACTTTATTGTGCAGGAAGGAGGAAGTGACGCGTTAGGAACAGAATTTAATAACGGGTATTTTATTACAAGTTTTAGTTACCCATCATAACAACCATACGCCTAGTGGACTCTAGGCACAGACAGGAGCAATACAATGGCTTTAGAAAAAGTAATATCAGAAGACAAGATAGAGATTTGCGGTGACTACAAAACCGTACAGATTAGAACCTGCACCAAAGTCCTAGAAGACGGCGTAGAGCTATCCTCTGGCTACCACAGGCACGTTGTAGTTGCAGGACAGGACTACAGCAACGAATCTACAGAGGTACAGGCTATCTGTGCCGCTGTACATACAGACGCAGTTATTGCTGCATACAACGCATCACTAGAGGGCTAAACAATGGCAGTAACTTGGACAATCTCAACCCTAGAACACGAAATCTCAGACGGCGCTGTTGTCGTCTCTCACTGGCGCGCATCAGACAGCGAAGTAGTTGGCTCTGGTGATGACGCTGTAACCTATTCAGGTAGTAGCTATGGCACTTGTAGTTTCTCTCCTGACCCTTCTTCACCTAGCTATGTTCCATACGCTGACATAACTGAAGAGATGGCTATCGGCTGGACTAAAGAGTCTCTAGGTGAAGAGCAAGTAGCAAGCATCGAAGCGTCTATTGCAGCACAGATTGACGCTGAGAA